AACAGATTGTTTTGAGGCGTCGGTATATATCGATGGAGTCAGGGCTGGGATCGTGGAAAACGACGGACAAGGTGGATGCAATCGCTATCACCCGTACGACATGGAAAAGACTATTAACGACTACGCCAAGACTTTGCCACCCGTAACTACCAGCATGACCGATCCCCACGACTCTAGCAAGCCATTTGTCTACCATCAGGATGCCGATACTGTAATTAGCAACCTGTTAACCGATCACCTGTACGCCAAGGATCTAAAGCGCGCGCTGGCTAAAAAAATTATGTACGTTAAAGACGACGGGCAGATCTACGAAACAAAATCATTGACCAAGTTACAGATGCAAATTTATTTAGCAAAAGCCAACATTCAAGAAACCCTTAAGACTCAGAAGATTCTAAACACTTTGCCATTTTCTGAGGCTTTATCCATCTATCGCAGAGGTGCCCATGTCTGACACGATCCACTACAACATGACTAAAAAAGCATTTGAGGCTTTTCTTACGAACGTGAACGCAGACGTCCCGCTGGAAGTCAACCTGTGGGACAGGACATACCTGTATTACGACAGAAAAGAGCGTCACCTTGGGTCATGGGAGGGCGGACATGGCTGGGTTTTCGCATCCCCTTTTAACGACTTAATGGCTTTAGAAAATAGAAAGGTTTCCCATGTTTGATTACAACAAATACTACCCGACAGAGTCAGATTTTCCGACGGCTGAGATTGAAAAAATTATTGCCAAGCATGATTTGCTGGCTAGTGACGTGATCCTAGACTTTGCCCGCGCTTGCTGGGCTGAGTGCAATATCCGCCATGAAGTACTAGACGATCCCGAACTGAAGACCTACAGAGTCAGGCTGGAATCGCTGAGCATTGCTGAGGTTTTTGTGGAGGCTACTTCGGCAGAACAGGCTGAGGCGTCGGCAAAAGAAACCGACCCAAACGAATTTGAATTTTCCAGTTTAAAAGTTATTAGTGTGGAGGAATATTGATTGTGGCGTTTACCACACAAAACCAGGCACTCGAGTACGCAAAAAATCGGGTCAAAGAACATCAAGATCGCCTAGACGGGATTGAGATTTGGGTTATGCCTAACGGAATTTATGAGGTAAATCACACCATGAATTCCAGCGGGCGTAACTGGGCTATCGACCGCAAAGGTCAACTTTTATCAACCATCTATCAGGAGTAAGCATCATGGGATTTTTTTCTAAGACTTGCGCCAAGACGCACCTACCAGTTATCACTCAGTACAAGGACGGCTTTAACGAGTTTAAAAACGTTGTCGCCCTGTTCCCCGACGGCACCACCCGTGCTGGCATCTACGACGGCTACGGGCGCGTTGATGGCGAGTCTGTATTCGGTGACGAGTATCAAGAAGAGGCGTGGGAATCAGTCAAATTCGTACTCAAGAAACACTACAACGGAGAGAAATACTCCGAACTGGGAAAGTCAAACGACGAACTTGCGCAAGGCTATTTCATGGACAACGCATTCCTAGTCTATTGCGTGACCATGAAACCCGAGGGCTTTAAATCTTATGCCGAATACAAAAAGGCATTCAAAAAATACGCTGGATGGATCTAATCATGTACAAAAAAGAATTCCCCGACTACGACTACGAAATCAAAATGCCCGAGGGTTTTTTTGATTCTTCATGGCACAACGACGTCTGCCCGTCCATCAGGAGGGACATACACCACGACTTGGGCGTGAAAATCTATTGCGACTACACCGAGTGGAGTAGGCGCGAAATGGGCAACCAAAATCAATTCTCTGTCTGCTTAGAAGACGATCATTCATTGGACACGTTAACTGACAAGGGAAGATTTGACGACTTTGAAGATGCCGTACTGTTTGCCAACGCGCTGGCAGAAAAATTGAAAGGGGTTCCAGCATGACCGACCAACAAATAAAAGAACTTGCCGAGAATGCATTGCATCAGGCTTGCTCATATATGCAAGACGCCCTTGGAGTAAAAACGGGCGACTTTGCGGGCTTGTATTTTTCGGGCGAACTGCTGGACGACATCCATACAGAATTTGCCCGATACATAAGACAGGAAATTGAATACAGGGAGGCAATCAAATGAAAATTGATGCAGTCTACGACGAAAACCAATATCTAAAACTAGAGGCTGATCCAGTAACTGCCCGCCATTTGGCGGATCTACTGAGTCAGGCTTACGAGGGCAAAGAGATGCCCGAACTGATCAACAAGATTGTCTTTTGGATTGAAGAGGAGATAACACCATGAAAATCTACCGCGCTGAGTACGACTCCCGCAACTTTGAATTTGTGGGCTATGGAACTACAGAGAGTCAGGCTAAGAAAACTTTGATGTTGGCTTTAAAACGCCACACCAAACAGTTTGATTTGGATAAAGACTGGTATTACAAGGATGACATTTTTGTCTTGGAGTACGAGATAGGCGAACCATATCGAGATCGTTCAATAATTAAGGAGACAATATGAACAATTACAAAATCACCATGTACAGAACTGTAAAAGAGGCTTGCGTTTGGGCAGTCGAGGCTGATACACCCGAGGCAGCTTTGAGCCTGGCACGGGAAAAAATTGAATATATTGATTGCGATTTGTGGGAATCTTTTGGCTGGGAAAATGAAGAAAGATACGGAGTAGAACTATGCAAATGACACTAGAAGATATGGATCGGCTGGCTGAACAGGCATTAGACTCAGCCTGTCTCACGATCCAGCAAGCCCTGTTCAACGATGCAACAGGCGATGGCACCAAACTGGACGGAGGTATAGCGTCCATGTTTTTTACAGGCGAGGCGGAAGATCTTATTAAACAGATCCTGATCGACTACATCCGAACGGAGATCAACTTTGCCAAACCCATTGAATAAACGCGCCTATCTAAACATCTGCCTGATCGAGGACGAATTAGGCAGAGTCATGGTTACGCTGGAGGGGGCTGGTGATGGCGACAACATCGAGAAAATTGGTACCGCCATCATCGGTCAACTACTGCTGGCTGAAAGGCTAAGCGAGGGGAAACTTGTCGTCCAAGTCCCCCAATACTCAGAGTTTGTCCAATAGACTTTGGGAAAATCTAAACAGCCCCATCCTTTGGTGCGCGTCGTTTGCATCCTCGCCTTGGACATCCGATATCCAGTAGTTCCATCCGATTTCCTTGGCGACTTTCTCTCCCGTCCCGCTCAAATCGTTATCAGCCACGATCAATCCTGAGTCAGGCTTCAAACCATCCGCCATCTTTTTCATATTGCCAGCAGAGAAACAGACGTGCAATGTATAGCGTTTCTTCAGACTCTTGAGGGCTAGACGAACTGACAATGCCGTGGCATATCCCTCGCACAGAACGTGCATCCCTTTATTGTCAAAACAAAACTCAGCCCCACTCGACCGCTGACCGAATAGAAACTTCTTGCCCCCAGCCTGATCAATCAATTGGCAACCCACCAAATTTCTGCCCGCGCGCATGGGCACCACAAGGAAATGTTCCCCGTCTTTAACGTAGATATTTCCCTCCTCTTCGGGGAATCCCTTCGCCTTGAGGTAGTCATGCTTGCCAAATCTACAGTCTTTTAAGATCTCTGCTGCCACGCGGGACGCCTTGCGTTGCATCTCCATTTTCTTATTCTCAGCATCCCGAATATCACGGGCTACCTGTAACCGGTTAACGCTGGCGGGGGAGTCAGACTTCCATATAGATACCTCTGTATCGATGGCATGGTTTTGTACAAAGGCATGATCACCCATGAATTTGACAGCCCCATTCTTAGAACGGGGATGGTCATCAGTTGGGAATCTTCTCCACACCCCAACAGGCGGGACGTAATCGATCAAGATCCCGTGAGCTTTACAGAAACTTAGGAATTCCATTCGTTGATCCTCTTTCCAATCCATGCCATGACGGGTACCGCCATACTATTGCCGAGGGCTTTGTATCTCTGACTGTCTGGTGACTCTTCAGCCTTACGCCAAGGAACATTGGTGTAGTTATCGCCAAAGCCCTGTAATCTCTCGCATTCAATCGGTGTTAATCTTCTGACGCCTACCGACTGAGCCAAAAACGTTTGGGCATGATGGCTTTGGACAGATGGACGCAAGGCTTGGAGTGCTGGCGTAACTTCCAACGGAGTCGCACTAAAGTTATTGGCAATAGCATCCTCGCGAATACTGTAAGCCATGACTCCTTGCGTAGCTGCTGCGTCCAATGTATAACTTACATTCTCTTCGCTCCAGCCCTTCCCGTTCTGCGCTTTGTCCCGACCTGACACATCCTGTAAAGCGACGATGGCGTGCGTTGTACGGATATCTCCCTGATCAAACAAGTTGATGGTGTTTGCCTTGCCATCCTCCACCCATGACTCATGATCTTCTACGGACTGAGCGCGTCGGCTCTTTCTAAATGCGCGCTGGACTAATGGGACATTACCTCCGCCTGTGCCCCACCGAGAGGTAACAGTCTGACAGACCTCGCCCATGTCCCTGACCCTGCTATCGGCTGGATGGGTTTCATATACGCTGACTAAGTCAGTCGCATCTTTATAGTCACGGGCTTTCATCGCGCTGGCTGTATCGTCGTTGACGTACTCGCCAAAGGCGACCATGCG